GGAGGTTACATGTTTTAAAGTTGAGGCGGGGTTGGGGAGATATACTAGTACCTCCGAACTTTAAAGTAAAGATAGTTTAGCACGGATTCGACCAACATACAATACACATTCAATAGATAACTACATCACGTATTGTTACAGTGTGTAACATAGAGGTGAGTTGTCAAGGACAACGGTAAACATGACAGCAGAAGTAAATATAGACGACCTCCCCGACTTAGAAGAACTAAGACCTGCAACAAAGGGGCCGAAGTCCTACAATGATTTAGATAAGGCATTAGCTTCTTACGTTAAGTTCAAAGCCAAGACAGACTTACTAACCTTTGTCCGTGCCGTAGCACCCACACTGGTAACAGACTTTAAGATGGGTAGACACATTGAGCTACTATGCGACAGACTGCAGAAGGTAGCCGATGGTGAAGTAAAGAGGCTTATGGTCTTCCTGCCTCCCCGTAGTTCTAAGAGTCTTATTACCAGTAAGATATTCCCAGCGTGGTATATTGGCCGTGAGCCTAACCACGAGATTATGTCTGTCTCCCACAGTGACCAGCTGGCTAGTGACTTTGGTCGTAGCGTCAGGGACATTGTAAATACGGAAGACTTCCAGAAAACCTTCAAGGGTGTCCAGCTACGTTCAGACGTTAAGGCAGCTGGTAAGTGGAAGACTAATCACAATGGGTCATACTATGCCGCTGGTGTACGCTCACAAATTGCTGGTCGTGGAGCGCACTTAGCCCTGTTGGATGACGTGATGTCTGAGGAAGACTCATTCTCCGAAGCAGGCCGTAGGTATATTAAGGAGTGGTGGCCTTCAGGTCTACGTACTCGTCTTATGCCTAACGGGGCAATCATTATTATTAATACAAGGTATCACTATGATGACCTTTGCGGATGGTTGCTGAAGCAGGAGTCAGACATATCAGGCCTACCTTGGGAAGTCATTAGTATTCCTGCCTGGCTAGATGAAACTGCTGCGAACTTGCTGGGACTTCCAGAAGGTAGCAGCTACTTTCCAGAGTGGAAGCCAGACGAAGTACTCAAGCTAGATGAACAAGAGATACGTTCAAGCAATGGCAGTAGGTATTGGGATGCACTATATATGCAGAACCCATCGCCAGACGAAGGCGGTATCATTAAGAAGAAGTGGTTCCAGTGGTGGGAGTATGAAGACCCACCGCATTGTGAGTTTGTAATACAGACATATGACACAGCCTTTTCTACCAAGAGAACAGCTGACTACAGTGTCATTCAGACGTGGGGCATCTTCCACCAATCAGAACGGGATGAGTTTGGTAATGAGTTTGTCATACCCAACTTGATACTACTTGGTAATGTCAAGGACAGGTTTGAGTATCCAGACTTGAGACGTGTAGCTCAGCATCTATATCAGAAGCACAAACCTGACGTATGTATTATTGAGAAGAAGGCTTCGGGTCAGTCGTTGTTGCAGGACATGAGACTAGCTGGGCTGCCAGTGCTGGACTATCTGCCCGATAGAGATAAGGTTTCTCGTGTCTATGCTGCAACACCTCTAATGGAATCAGGGCGTGTCTATATACCGAAGGGTAAGGAGTGGGCAAAGGATTTATACGATGAAGCACTAGCCTTTCCCAACGGCGCACACGATGACCAAGTAGATGCAATGACTATGGCTATCCACTATATGAGGGACAGCTGGCATGTGTCTCACAACGAAGACCCTAGCTGGGAAGATGATTATAACCCAAGACGACAAAAGAGGGTTGGATACTGGCGCACTTAAGTGTATAATATAGGCAACAGCAATTAATCAAGGAAATTTAATATGTCTGATAAAAAAGATAAAGGGTCAAAAAGACCACAGCGAGGGGAACAAGGATGGATTACCGCTTCAATGCGAGAAGCCGCACAGATAATTGGTGAAAGATTATTAGGAGGTGGCGGAGGTGGTGCAAAAATGCCAACGTCAGGCAAGGCAGCAGAAGCACTTGCAATGATGGAAGCTCAAAAAAAACCAAAGGCAGGCCAGCCACAAGGAATGAAATTAAAAAGAGGTGGCATGGTTTCTAAAAAGAAAACCAGAACAACTAAAAAGCCACGAGGTGTCGGCGTTGCTCAACGTGGATATGGTAAAGCTCTTACAGGAAAGAAAAAGTAAATGGCAACTGAACGTAACCCATACGAAGTAGACGGCGGAAGAGAAGGTCCAAAGCTTGAGTTAGAAATGGACGATGTATCTACAGCAGATGCAAACATTACTGTTGACCCTGAAACGGGCGAAGTAGAAGTAGACCTGTCTGGTATGGCATCAGAGCTAGAGCTAGAGATTGAATCAGGTGACACAGGGTTCTTTGATAACCTTGTTGACATGCTTGATGAAGATACACTAGCTGACATTGGTAATACAGTTATTGATAAGTTTCATGCCGACAAGGATTCTCGTTCAGAATGGGAATCAATGTTTGAGCGTGGGTTCGAGCTTCTTGGTCTTAAGCTAGAAGATACAACCGAACCATTTGAGGGAGCAGCCACAGCAGTACACCCACTGTTGATTGAGTCTGCAGTTAAGTTCCAAGCCAAAGCATCAACAGAGTTGTTTCCTGCTAAAGGACCAGTAAAAGCTCAAGTGCTTGGCGAAGCAACATTAGAGAGACAGCAGCAAGCCAACCGTGTTCAGAACTTTATGAACTATCAGGTTACAACACAGATGCCAGAATACTTTGACGAGTTTGAGCGCATGTTGTTTCACCTACCGTTGATTGGCTCAGCTATTAAAAAGATTTATTATGATGCAAGCCTTGAGCGCCCTGTGTCTGAGTTTGTTCCTATTGACCAGTTCTATGTGTCTTACTATGCAACTGACCTACGTAGAGCAGACCGCTACACACATGTAATCTATCGCAGCCCTGTAGACCTTGCCCGTCAGATTGACGCAGGCATGTATGCAGACGTAGAACTACCTACGGCTGGTATCCCAACACTGTCAGGTATGGCAGAGAAGATGGACAATGTTCTTGGTTTGTCTCCTGCTTCTGACAATGACCCACAGTATGTATTGCTTGAACAGCATTGCTATCTGGAAATCCCAGAAGACAAAATGCACAGAGGTAACGTAGCATGTCCTTACATTGTAACTGTAGAAGAAAGTACGGGTGCAGTACTGTCTATCAGACGTAACTGGGCAGAAGGAGATGACAAGTATGTTAAGAAGATGCACTTCACGCATTACAGATACGTTCCTGGTTTTGGCTTTTATGGTTTGGGGCTTATTCACTTCTTGGGCAACCTCACAATGTCGGCCACTGCAGCTATGCGGAGTCTTCTTGATGCAGGTCAGTTTGCTAATCTTCCTGGTGGCTTCAAGGCTAAAGGCGTACGTATGGTGGGCGATAACGACCCTATTGCCCCTGGCGAATTTAAAGAAGTAGAAGCAACAGGTATGGACTTGTCTAAGTCTATTATCCCACTACCGTTTAAAGAACCATCACAGACTTTGTTTAACATGCTTACTTTTGTAACGCAGACAGGTCAGAAGTTTGCTGACAGTACTGAACAAGTAATTGCAGACAGTGGAGGCTATGGTCCCGTAGGTACAACGATGGCATTGCTGGAAGCTTCAAGTAAGTTCTTCTCTTCAATCCACAAGCGTTTACATAAAGCACAGGGTGATGAGTTTAAAGTATTGGCTCGTATTGACTCTGAGTATTTAGATGACGAGTATCCATATGACCTTCCAGGAATGGAAGAGAAAATCTTTAGAGCAGACTTTGATGGTAAGGTAGATATTATTCCAGTATCAGACCCAAACATTCCGTCTAATGCACAACGCATGATGCTCATCCAAATGGTACAACAGATTGCTGCTCAGTCAGAGCCTGGCATGTTTGATATGGAAGCTATTAACCGTATGCTTCTTACTACTGCTAATGTTCCTGACGTAGAGAAGCTAATGCCACTTAAGAAAGATGCAGTTCCTCAAGACCCGATGTCTGATATTAGAACTGCTGCACAAGGCAAACCTATTAAAGCATTTGCTGGTCAAAACCACGATGCACATATTGCAGTTAAGATGGCCTTCTTACAAGACCCAACTAATAAGCAGAATCCTACGCTTCCAAAAATTGCTGCGGCGTTGCAAGCTAATATTAACGAACACACTATTCTTCGTTATGAAGAACAGCTTGGAGGATTGGCACAACAAGCAGCACAAGCAGCACTTAATGACCCAATGCTTGCGGCACAACTTGAGCAACAACTATTAAATGCTCCAGAGCCAGACGCTATGGTACAGGCTCAAGCTGCGCAAAAACTTTTACAGATGCACCAGCAAATTATGCAGGGTGGTCCAATGTCTCCTGAGCAACAAATGGTTCAGTTGGAAGGACAACGCATTCAAGTTGAGCAAGCCAAAAACCAAACTCAAGCTGCCAAGGCTCAAGTTGATGCCGCACTTAAAAACCGTGCGCTTGACCTTAAAGAGCAAGAGATTGTTATTGACGCACAAGAAGCAGGTATTGATAAGCAGATGACTGTAATGCAGAAAGAAGAAGACCGTAGTAATAAACGTGCTATCGAAGCAATGAAACTATTGGGCGACCTTCTTAAAGCTCAAGATAAAAATGAGCTTGACGAGTCAAAAGCTTCTGCTCAGTTGCTAATGGATTTAATTAAACAAGGTGGTATTAATTAGTGCTATACGAACAGTTACTAAAAGAACTACAAAAAGAAATTGAAATAATAAAAGATTCGCTTGCGTATGGGACCGCTTCGGATTATGCTAGTTATCGTGAGACAGTTGGAACGATAGCAGGGATTGAGAAATCAATAGGTCTTGTGAAAGACTATCTCAACAAGTATATAGAAGAGGACTAAACAAATGAAAGCAGCTTCAAGTGCTTTAAAAAATGATGAATGGATTACAGAAGAAAATGTTAAAGACCCCAGCCCACTACCAGAAATTCCAGGATACCACATTCTCGTACGTCCTGTCTCTGTTAAACAGGCAACAAAGGGCGGTATTATTCTTCCTGACTCAACCAAATCGGACATGGCTTATCTTACAACAGTGGGTCGTGTTTTAAAAATAGGAAACCTAGCTTACCAAGATTCTAAGTTTGATGGTAAGCCGTGGTGCAAGGAGGGAGACTATGTGTGCTACGGCAAGCATACAGGCGATAAGTTTTTGTATAAAGGTGTCCAACTCTTACTTATCTTTGACGATGCTATTAAAATGGTAGTCAAAGATGCAAAAGATTTAGACCCAACATTTAACTTATCGAATTAATTTGCAGTGTTGCTATTGTGACACAGTAATTTTTACTATATAATATACTACATCAGCGTTATTCGTCTTATTCGCTGAGGACGTTAAACAGGAGAATATAAAATGGCAGAGACTGAATGGTCTACTATTACACCTGAAAAGGGTGAACCCCAAGAAAAAATTGAATTTGAAATTGAAGGTCAGGAAGAAGAGGAGACTCCATCTGTTGAAGCATCGGCAGAAGTAGAAGCTCCCAAAAAACCTGAGATAGAAATTGAACAAGAAGAAGAAGAACCAGCTGTTACGGCTGAAGCTTCCGAAGAAGATGACAAAGAAGATATACCAGAAGAAAAAGGTATTGAAACCTCTGGCGCTCAGAAAAGAATCAGGCAGTTGGTTGCTCAAAAGAAAGAGCGGGAAGCCGAGATTGAAAAACTTCTTGAAAGCAACAAGCAAATGCAGCTTGAGCTTCAGCAACAGAAACAAGAATACCTTGATGCTGTTGGAACTAATCTTAAAAGCTCTGAGACACAGGTTAATGAAAAGCTTGTTATCGCTAGAGATTCTTATAAAAGAGCGATTGATAGCGGTGATTCAGATTTAATTCTACAAGCACAAGAGTATTTAAATAATGCACAGCAAGACGTAGTTCGTTTAGCCGATGCAAAGAGACAGTATGAGGCGCTTACTCCAGCACAGAAAGATGCTGTAGCTGAACAACAAGTGACCCAACAACAAGCAGCCCCTGAGACTTACAATGGTTACGGTCTTAAGGCATATAAGTGGGCCGCAAGTAATGATTGGTTTAATCAAGACCAGATTCTTACAAACGCTGCATTGGTTATTGATGCACAACTTAAAGAAGAAGGTTTTGACCCAGAGGAAGATGAGTACTATCAAGAGATTGATAAACGCTTAGCAGAAAAC